TACGATTTTAAAAAATTCTCCATTTTTTAAAACTTTCACGTAATCGCCTTTTTCAAGTTTCATATTTCTGACCAAACCCCTACGCCTGCCAATTTGTGAGCGAGGCAAGCGTGAGTGAAATTCTTTGCGTCATTCGTCCAAAAGTCACATAAGTGTCACTGACACATTTTCTAGTTCGCAGTTTTACAAGAATGCACGGCTTGTTGATTTTTGAGTTGTTTCCAAAATGGAAATAGTTGGTTTTTGATTATTTCCCCCTCTTAAAAGGGCAATAATTGAATGACAATAAAATCTTCCGATGTTTTTTTAACATCACAAACATAGGCATTAAGTAAGGATTCCTCAGTTTTGTATGTTGTTTGATTTTTAACACTTTCATTCCAACGAATAAATCGAGGTTTTAGTCCGGGCCAACCAGAACGACCAAACAAAGCAATACACTCATCTTTATCTTGATGTATTGCAAATGTGATGCCATGAGGACAACCTGTGTCGTGAGTTTCTAGTATGTCTTTTACTTGTTTACTCATCAGACCACCTCCACACGCTGGCTCAAAGCTTTTGTTTTGCAGTATTCACAATGACCACATGGTGTTGCCCATTCTTTACCTTTTTTAACATCGTCAAGATGCTTAATAAGCATAGATAACTCAGATAACTCATACTCGAGTTTTTCCTGCGATTGGAAAACAATCGCTCTGGTATCGGGGGTCGTCTCTTTTGTCACTGCGTAGATGATAGGGGTGAACTTTTTGCCATACTTCTCTTCTAGCATTTTCTTATACGCTGCCATCTGCAAGATATATCCCCAAGCTTCGAACCAGCGGACTTGAATATTTCGCCCGCTTGCTTCATCCTGAACCCAAACCATGCTATCAATGTCAGATTTCGTGGTCTTAATATCCACGAAATACCCTTTTTCAACATTGAGACAGTCAATCTTGCCTTTAAATTCCACTCCTTCGATTTCGCCTGTGACAGCAACCTCTTTCTGACCGACATAATACTCCATAAATTGCTTGTCAGCTTCCAGTCGCTCGATCATTCGCTGGCCGACTAAGAAGTCAGATTTTAACTGACCTTTGGTTTTCCCGGTTTTCGAAATCATGACATCTGCATTTTCATCCATAAACTTCTTATGTGCTTCTGGACTTTCAAAATAGCTGTGAACCATGTTACCAACCAAGAGGGCTGTGTTGTCTCTTTGGTCTTCCCATTCTCCCTCTAGCTCCGCCAATGCCCGTGCTTCGCACTCCCTAAATCGCTTGTATTGCGAGATGGACCAGTAGCGACGTGCAGAATCTACCGAGTAGTAATCTTTTCCAAGTAAATCCATTGTCATTTCATCTCCACCTTTACTGATTTTGTTTGTGGCTCAAATTGAACGCCATGAGCATTGAGCCATTCTTTAAATTGCTCCTTTGTTTCCTTTGCGTTTTCTGCTGGAAAAATTAAATCTACAGTAAATTTGTAACCATATTTTTTAACGCCATCCTCAGAAGCCATATTTTGCGATTTTCGGCCTGTTTCTTGCTCTAGGGTATGATTGCCCCCTGAACTGCTTTCTGACCCAAATTCAGGCTGATTTTGGGCGTAGAATTGATCCTGAGTATCTTGTTTCGCTTCTGCTTTGGTCCGTCTAAGTTCATCTGCGTCTGCATGTAAGATATCAATAGTATCCAAAGCAGAGCGCCCCTCTCTTAGCAAATCAACGTACTTTTCAGGATTCAAACCTTTAGCTACTGCGATAGCAGTCATTTCATCAATACGCTTTTTTAGTTCGGTTTCCGCTTTAGCTCGTTCAGCTAATGTCTTGTCATCAAGAATTGCTTGCAAAACATCAACAAGTTTCGCTCCCTGGTCATAACTGCGAATGTAGACAGTAGGTCCGAAACCAGCTTTAGCTGCCGCTTCTGTAATCTGGATAAGTCCAGCTTCACGTTGTTGCTTCTTAGCGGCTTCTTCTGCAACCAATCCGACAATCATCTTAGAAGTAGCTTGATTGATTCGCACATTATCGGCCATAAAACACTTCTTCTTGCTAAAATCGTCAAAGTAAATAGCAAACAGCTTGATGTCAAGTTCTGTACCACTTTCTGCGATTGCAGATTCAAAAGCTTCTCTGACCGTTTCCTTTCGGGCTTCTGTCTCTCTCTCCTCAAACTCCCTGATTTGATTTTTAATGTCTGTCTGCAAAGTTTTGATAGGGTCTAATATGCTATCAACCCAAGCCTTTGCTTCGTCAAGAGGTTTAGAGTATTCTGAAAGCTGGTTTTTAAGTTCTTGTTCAATCTGACGCTGTACTCGTCCCAACTCGTCTTTGACTTTAATGTCATCTGATAAAGTTTCTTCTGTAACGATATAGCCAGCGTATTTCTTTTTGTAGGACTCTAAAGCTTGCTCCAAAACTTCTTTGCCTTGGATTTCGATTTCAGCAGCTTTTAGAACAAAACCAATCTCTAAATCTGTTACTGGAACGAGTTCTAGACTATCCGTTACATCTTTTAATTCTTCAACCATTTTAGAAATCCTCCCCTTCTAGCATGTCCATTTGACCATTTTCTGGCTCTTGGTCAATTACTACGCCTGTTTCTTCGTCAAAGTCTGGAGTTTCATTTACTGAGGAGCTTGCATCTGTGGTTGTCAACTCCTGGTTGATAACCTCTTTTTTTGGTTTTTCAGTCACTTCTTCAGAAGCTCCAAGGATGCTATCCAATGTTTCAGCCTCTTCTCTCACTGGTTCAGCTTCTTTCACTTGACGACCATTGTCATACTCATCAGCAATTGTGTTATTGATTGCTCCGGCGAACAAGTCGCTGTCATTGCTTGTGTTGATAAACATTTTAGCTGCACGATTGATAACCGTTCTCATAGCCATCTGATCAGGGAAATCTATTTGAACATTTTTCGTTTTCGCTTTAGACCAAGACTTGTCAATTTGTTTTTTAGTCATGACTTCAAAGAACTCTTCTCCATCCGTTCGAGTGATGATGCAATAAGCAGCAATTATTGGATTATCTGCGTTCCGCCAATCTGTCTCATGCTTGACTAACTTTTTACGCCCGTTTTCAACTGCTACATCTAGCGTGTCACCTTCGTAAACAACATTTGCAGTAACGTCTTTCACCTCTTGCAAATCTTTAGTAACTTTAATGGTCCCAAAATAAGACATTCTCAATTGGACGTCAGAGCCGTATTTGATAAAGTAGCATTGCTTTTTAGCTGGGCTTAGTCCTTGGGTTACCATTTCTAACAATGCGTTATAAACGCTGTCTTGAGTGCATTGCTGGAGCAAATTCCCACTATTGGAATTTTTTAGAGCATAATATGCCGAACTCAGCGCATTGCTAACGCTATAATTCGGTGCGATCATTAGCCCTTCGTTTTGCATTTCTCCAATGCGTGCTGCAACTGATGATGTAATTTGTTTTTGTGTTAGTTCGTAACTCATTTTATTCCCATCTTTCTTTTAGTAATTAAACATTGTCCCACAGTATCCAGCATCTTCTAATGCTAATTTTCGAAAATAATGTAACATGTCGTTAATACTCATTTTTCTAACCATTTTCTCGGTTAGATACTCGCCGTCAGTTTCTGCCTTCATTTCCTCTCTAAGTTCTTGTTTCCATTTTTTGTAATACAATCGTTTTTTCATTTCTTTCTACCTTTCGTCTTCTTAAGGTTCCAATTTTCACGCTTCAAGCGTCGATTTTCGTTTTGCAATTTCAAAATAATATTTTGTTGTTCGTTGATGATTTGCCCCAGCTCTCGGCCGAGATGAATATATTCAGCTCGCCAGTTGTCGATTTCTGCGTGTAATTCTTCAATCATACTTCATCACCCACATATCGACGTCTACCGCATCCGATATCCACATACTGGCTTGGGTCAAGTTCTTCTCGTTCTTCAGGCGGTTGCATCATATCTCTGTCATAATCAAACATGAGCATACACCTTTCCAAGCTCAAGCACTCGTTTCACATATCTAGCCTTGGATGTTAGCCCAAGATCCAGCAATTCGTTTTTTTCTTCATGATTGGCCAAAAGCCATACACGGTTTTCAAGTTCAATTCTAGTCATTAACGTCCCCTTTGCTCTATCCAAAACGCTTTGCATAGCGTGCTCTTCGTGGTTCTGGTAATGCTAATGGTTCAGGACGTAAACCTTCAGGGCGTTCATTATCAAACGTAAATCCTTGAAACTCTCTGCGGATGTTTTGACGGATTTCCTCACGTTCAAGCTCACGACCGATTTCAACCGCTTCGTTAAACGCTTGTATAATCTTCGTGTCACGTTCTTCTAACTTGCGTTGTTTTTCAAGTTCGTGCAGTTCCATTTGTCGTGCTAGAATCCCAGCTCCAATGAATCCTAAAAGCACTGCACCAGTTCCTAAAAGCTGGTTGATTAATGGTGGTTCAAACATTATTCTTCCTCCTCGTCTACTTCTGGCAAATTCTCTTTAATCGATCGTTCTGGATCCATGCCATTTAATACGTCTTTGATGACATGTGAGATGTCGTGGATTACTTTCAATGGCTTTTCTAACTCATTAGGTAGCCCTAAAAGTTTTACAGTTAGCAATCCAAGCATAGATAATTTATGTAGCTTCTCTTGTAGCTGTTCAATGCGTTCAATTTTTTCCTGTTGCGCTTTGATAATTTGGTCTTTGTCAATCATTGTTTTTCTCCTCTAAATCTTTAATTTTTGTTAAAAAATT